TCAGCTTTTGATTTCAAAAAATAGCGATAGCTTAGAATTAACCTTGGTGTGATCTACTGTTTTCTGGTACCCAAGAACGCCTATGGAATCCGACGAAATTTCATTAGAATGAATTTTCTCCGAGCTGCTTCTGTGAAATGCCACGTGAAGATTCGCATGCACACCATTACCAACATAAACAGGAGATTTAGGGCGACAAAAAGTTACATCACCGTCTATAGCTCTGCAACGCATCCTTATTTTCCGACCATTTACGGAAATATGAGTCTTGGACTTATTAACGTCCAGCTTTCCAGGAATAGTCGGTAGTAGGACACCCGCGATTGGAAGCGGGGTATTTTCAGCAGTAATTTTTATGTCGTGCCCACTCTCCCCTTGAAAACCAGTTCGGATTATCGAATCTTCAACAGTGTTCCAACTGACAGCATACCCGTCATGAAGAAATGGTTGCGTTTTATGCCCCGGAGAATACGCGGGACGATTATACGAATTATGAACTACTTGAAATAAATTGATAATACTCTCTACAAAATTATATGCAGCGAAACCAATATCAACTAGCTCTCCTACCAATGGAATAGCTTGAGCAACCATTAAAGACGATAAAGCTATTGATTGTGCCACTATCTCTTCTGTATTGTGGTGAACGGCACCGTCTGCAATGCCCATTACGCTACCGATACCAGGAAGTATCGAAAGAGCAGCAGTTGTCTTTTCCAAATTATCAGCTGTTTCGCTATCGATAACTTGCGCAACGTTTACTGCCCACGCCGCATAGTTAGCCCCAGCGAATACAGGATTGGTCCCAGTAACGGTTTTAAGTTCTGACAATTCAGGATGCTCTAATGCCGTTTGATGAAATTCTTCTAGGTATTGTTTAGCTTTTTCCTCAGATACTGTTTTATTGGGACTTTCGCTCATTTTATTTTTGATAGGGCCATGCTCTTTCAAAGACTCTATCTTTGTCTTAGTTTTATCCCTTATGACATCCCAATCAAGATTTATGCATGACAATGAGCTACCTACTGATCGCCTGACACGATTTCCTGCACAGGCTTGAGCCATATACTCATACATCGCATCTTGGCCACGTTTTCCACGGGTTTCAAAATTAATCTCAAGTTCTACGCTTAACGCTTTCGCCTGTTCCCAGTTATTAATATATTCAACGCTAGAACTCCCCTCAGCGAAGGGAAGGCTGAGCACTACACGCGAAGCACCATCACCGAACCTTTTGATAAACTCTTCCGTTCCGACTTGCTCCATCAACGGTTCAGTGAGACTTAAACCTAACTCTTTCTTAATAGTTTCGGCATTATCCACTTTTAGTGCGAGAACCTTCGTCAGTCCTGGATACGTCACTTTGACCACGCCTCCAGCTTTTCCAGAGAGCGGGTTTTCATTATCTACAGAGTATCCCGCAGCGTCGTATTTATTGTCGGTACTATAAAACCCTTTCCAATCATCGTCATAATTTCCTTGTGTACCAGATTTTGGCTTTTGTATACCTTTTTGAATGGAATCTACATAACCAGGTTTAGTCCCGTGGTACGAAGAAAAGTTTTCCATCACAAAAGATTTAGAAGAATCAACAACATCATCAGCGCCTGCATGGGCTGAAGGTGGGGCCCCTATCCCCAGTAGCGCCCCTATTAAGATTGACGCAAACAGTTTTCTGCTCACAACGTATCCCCTTACCAGGACTCATAAAATAATTAGGTAAAGCTATCCTAATTATAAGGGTGCTCTGAAATCAATGCCCTTTTTTGATAGATTGGTTACATGGGGAAAGCTAGCTAAGCTTCACTAGCAAAAACCAATCGGGACCTACTCCTCAATGAGTTTTTAATCGCTCTCAGATCAGGTACATCATCCCAATCATTACACCCTGAGTGTAGCCACTGGATACGCAACGCCGGTTACCCCAGCGTTGACCACCACAGCATGAACCGGGCCCAGATCAGGTGTACCACACGCAAAGATAGCCCCCTTTAGCCTAGGTGTATCATCTCAACCAAAGGGGGCCATCTTTTTACGCCTTCAACAGGCTTTTAATCTCATCTAGATCAATATCATCAGGCCTAGGTGGCTTCGCACCACCGTCAGCCCAGCGTATGAGCTGCTCTAGATGCTTTACCGCGGTTACCAATGCCATACGCAGCCGGTGATTATCTACCTCCACACCACGGCGACGCGCACGCTCATCATCTAAATCAGCCTGCATTTTGTCAATGCGTGCCTCCAGCACGTCCATGCGCGAACCTTTCGCAGCATGTGTATCCGACCTGGCTTTCACCACACCGATCAACACACCACCTAACGCCGTGACAAGCGCACCCACACCACTTAAAAAAGCAGCTACAACACTCATGCAGCTCCCCCTTCCTTAGCAAAAGGAATATCCCCACGCTTACCACGCCACACAGCCCACATCAGCGAAACCGTCATGGCCAGGATAAGCACACCAACCAACCACAAGACTGCTTGATCATACTCTACTGCCGCCGCTAAAAGGCTAAAAGTCCAGGAGAGGTTAAGCCCTGTTGCTGCAGCCAGCGCCACAACATCAATATGCCCCCGATCCGTGAACGCCGCAGCGCCGCATAGTGAGCCGATTCCGATGTGAACCCATGCCCACGCTGTGATCGGCATGATCATCTCAGCGGGGTGCTGCCACTGCAAAGGGTCACCAAAAGTGCCCGGCAAATAGTAAAAGCCTACTGCTACTTGCACAGCTGCGAGAAGCAGCAGCGCGGTTGAGTCGGTCATCAAAAAAGCCCGTGCGCGCAAGGCGACGGGCTGCATTTTCTTTGGCAAGTGCTCAATCGGCATAGTCCACCACCTAGCCCGCGAGCTTCGAGCGCTCAGCATCAAGATCAAAAACCGGCTCCGCAGGCATCGCGGCAGCAATACGCGCAGCCATCGATGGTGTGACAGCAGCCTTCGTCAACGCAATCACCAACGCAGCGCACGCAGACCCCACCGCACCAATCACAGCAACACCCCACACAGGGATCACACCGTTCATCGCGCCAAGGACAGAGCACGCCCACACAAGACCATTCAGCACGGTCAGAATCGTCTCCTTGCGTCGCGCCCACCACGGCTGGTCAACGATGATCTTTGCCACGGCGACATAAACATCTTGGCTCATTTCTTTTCCTCTCGGTCTTTCCGGATAGCATCCTCTAACACCATGTCAGGATCAATCCCCTGTTTCTTCGCGATCTCGCGCAACAGCACGAGCGACTGCCAACAGGCAGCGTCGATGATTGACAGCAGGCTGTTAGCAGTGAATTTGAACTTTGGGTTAATCAAAGATGTGATCAGTCCCATGGCATCCTCCTTATGAGGGTTCGTCAATGGCGGGTTGTCGATGTAGTGCTGCACTTTTTTGCGGAAATCGTCCATGTCTATTCCGCCTGGGTCCCACTTACCTTGTGCAGCACCGGAGTATTCCTTATGGCCTAGGAGCGTTTGTGGGGTTGCTGGCTTTCCGAGATACCACAAAATAGCAGCACAACACCGGTAATAAGCATCAAGCTGCGCCTGTGGCCACGGGCTGGTGCCGTCACTGGCTGCTTCAATGCCGATGGAGACGCGGTTAGCGTCATTGGTCGGCCAACCAGCGTACGATCCTTGACCTGCGTGCCAAGCGATTCCCGCGCCGACAATCACCGCCGTGCCGTCGCGGTTCAGGTGAATCTGCGAGCACAGACCGAGGTCTGGATGAGACGCAATATATCCGGGGATATCCTTATTCGTGCCTGTGTGGTGCGCGAACACTCCTTGGATCACACCAAAGTCACCGTGGCCGCGGTCTTTCCACCCGTCCCATTCTTGGACTTTCACCCCGAACGCCCTTAGTACCTCGGGAAGGAATAACGGATCTCCTCTGTGTGCGGGGTTTGGCTTCATGCTAATTCTCCTTATCTATTGACAAAGCCCTCACCTTGGTTGTGAGGGCATAAAAAATGCACCCTATGCGGGTGCCTTCTTCCCTAATTAACCCTGCGGAAGCGTATCCACGCTAGGCCGTCTGCGCCGCTCTGACCAGAGGTATACGAGTTAAAATAGCCTCCTGTGCCTCCACCGCCACCATCGCCAGGGTAAACACCGGGGCTGTTGGGAGGTGTACTGTGGCCCTGAGGTAGGTTGAAGCCTGGCACATTGACTTCGCTCCTCGCCGACCCCTCAGGATAACTACTAGAGTTTGTGGAACCTCCACGACCTCCATCCGCGCTAAAATTCACAGACCCTATAGAAATACGCGTATCCCCTCCATTGCTAGCGGAGTATAGCGTGTGAGTGCTACCATGCCCGCCCGCACCAACGGTGATCGTTATTCGCCCCTGTGGCACCCGCACAGTGCCGGTCTTGATCCGCCCTGCAAACCCGCCTTCACCGGAACCTCCCCAGCTGCCGTCACCAGCATTACCACCACCGCCCCCACCGATCAGAACATAGTCTATCGTGTTCGCCCAGTGCGGGACAGTCAGATGATAGGTATTAGCCTTAGTAAATCTATGAGCAACCGGATTGTAGTGTGCTTTCCATACAAGATCCGACCCTAGGTACGCTTCTGAGAAGCTCGTATCATTAAAAGATAGGCTTTTAATATCCCCGCCAAAATAGATCATGCTACTCCTTAATGAGATAAAGGGTTCCCTGCTGCGGTTGGTAAGGCTTTCGGTCTACCACCTCGATTTTATTAATCCCAATGACCTCGGTGATTATATCGGCGATCCCGCTTTTGTCAGCCTTTTTATCAATCTCAACCCCACATTCGTTTATCCTCTCAGTATGTTTACTGAGAACTTTTTGAAGCGCAGTTATATCCGTTATTTTGTGGGTGTGTGAGGAGCTTGCCTTGCCCGCCAGTGCCTGCGATAAGCCAGACACGCCAGAAATCGTGAGGGACTCCACTTTCTGCCGCAGCGCCACCAGATCAGTCGTCGCCGCTTTCTCAGACAGTTGCTTGATCAGCGCGGCCGCAGCACTCTTCTGAGACGCAAGCTCGTCCGCAACCTCTTTCAGCGTGTCATAGGCCTGAGGCGCACCATCGAGGAGTTTTTTCACCGCAGTATCCGCAGCGCTTTGCGCCGCCGACTCCGCGGTTTTCGACGCTGCCTGCGCCTTGAGTGAGTGCTGCCCAGCAGTAGCCGCATCGCGCTTCGCAGACTCCGCGTCACCACGCACCTGCGCCATGATCGCATCAGTGGCCTGCGTGATCTTCTCCTGTACCACTGCGAAAGACTTCTCCGCGTTTTCTTTCAGCCACTCATACTGGGGCTGCCATTTCTCCAGCTGCTGTGACCGTGCCTCCCACTGGGTAAGCCGATCCTTGACCTGCTGCCACGCCGACGCCGCCGTCTGAGCATCCTTACTAGCCGTAGCCGCAGATTCCTCAGCAGCAGCAGCAGACTTTTCTGCCTTCTCACGATCAGCAGCCACAGACTTCACTGCCTCACCCGTGGATTTCACGCCACGAGCCACCTCAGCCGCCAGCTCAGCAAGGCGGTCGTGCACATCAGGGGTGAACGTCTCAGCAGCCTCCATCGCCTCCGCGATCGTCGTCATCCCCTCCGCAACCAGCAGGGGGATTGACTCACGGGCCATAAAATCCGCACCGACCAGCACCAGCACAGCAGCACCCGGCGCGATATCCGCCGTGAATTCGCCCGCCTCATCGACAGTGATGCGCACTGGCTCATCCACGATGACTGCTTTGCCGGCTGTGCGCGTGCGTGCAGCACGCAAAAGCACCTCACGAACCCTCGACGGTGTGTTTGTGATTGTTTCCAATTTTCCTGCAAGTCTAGGCATTATTGCAGACCTCTCTTTCTTCGTTCTTCGGTCAAAATGGCTGCGAAATTGACAATCGGATGCACTGTTACCGACACCTGTTGGAAAGCCTCAAAGCTTCCTACGCTGGGGGTTACCGTCTCGCCGGCGCGAATATCCGCCGTGAAAGAGAATGAATACCCGCTCAAGGCCGAGACGCGCGCTACACCCAGTACCGACGCACCCACAATGGCATTGGATGGACTTAGGTAGAGCTGGATTCTATTCCGCGAGGGGTATGAGACCTGCACTGGGCCAGCCCATACCGGATCCCACGAATCCGCAGTCACCGTGCCCGGCCTGCTCAGCTCGACGTATCTTTTCATCGCTTCTTGCTGGGCTTCCAATTCTTTCAAGCCTACGTCTTGAAGCCGGTTCCATTCAGCGTTCTTGCGGATCAGCTCAGATTGAACCTGATCCAGCTCATCTTTTTGCCGTCTCCACTTCTCCAGCGCGTCCTCGGCTTTCCCATCGGCTGTCTCCGCCTTCGCGTCAGCGTCCTTTGCTGCAACCGAAGCTGCAGACGCCACAGATGAGATTGCTCCGATCTCGTTCATTCGCTCTCTGCGCTCTGATTCAATGTCAGCAAGGATTTTTCGATTCTCAGAAATGATTTTGCGGCGATCATTGATCAGCTGCCCGCCAACATGCGCACGCCACCCTGTTGTTTCGCGAGTAATTGATGTGACCGGCAGCACCAGCTCTTTCCCCCAGATACGAACACCGACAAGATCCCCACACAAAAAATCAATCAGCGGCCGCCAATCACCAAACCCCGGCGCGATGATGTCTTGCTCGAATAGGACTTGCCCTGTGATTCTTCGTGCTGCTGTGTCGAGAGCTAACTCGTAGGTTGATTGTCCTGTTCCGATGTTGACGTCTGCGTCTTCTCGGGTGAACCCAAAGTCGAATCGGCCTTGAGGCATATCTTCTGGGATGTGGACGTAACCGTCTGTGACGCGCTTGTCTCGTTCTTCTTGTACGTCTCCTTTTTTGAGTGTGACGTTGAGTTTTCCGTAGACCATGCAGGCTTGTCTTCTGGGGATTGTCATGGACATTTCTTGTGCATGAGCGACGAGTTTTATTACTGGGTCCATCATTCCTCCTGAGTGATCTCGATGACGACGATGGGTTCTTTCAGGTCAAGTCCCGGCACTGGTGGGTCGCTGGGCCACCATGTTTTGCATTTCACGGTCACGCCTGCAGCTAAAGCCAGGTCGCTGATTTCGTCCCAGATGAATCTGTCCGTTGGACGGATCACTAGCTGTGGTGATGTTGGATTCGATGTAACTGGTTTGACTGCGATCGGCAGGCTTCGGCCTTTCGATTTCAACATCGTGTTGATTGCTTGCAGTGACTGGCTAATGAGTTTTCCGATTGTGGTGTCGGCAGCCCCTGACAAGGTGAATCCGTCGGCAACTTCTGCGACTTTGATGTCTGCCATCGTCCTAGTCTTTGACCATTTTCCAGCCCAGTCCTGATTGAGATCGACCCATTTACCGGTCCATGAATATGGTGCTGATGGGCATGGGAGTGCGCCGAGCGTCCATTGGATTTCGCAGACCCCGTTGAATTCGAGCAGTGTTGGTGATTCTTGGTCTCCCAATGCGACTGTGAATACGCCTTTGTAGACGTTTCTGATCCCCTGTGCTACTTCGATCGCTAGGAATACTGCGTCTTGTGCCGCTGCGATGAGTTGGCCTTGCTCGTCGACTTTCGCCAGATTTTCGGCAATCAGGTAATCCACCATTGGGTGAATGTGCCCATCGACTCGCGTCTTGAATACTGCTTTGCATGATGATGGGGTCATTCTGGTGATAGGGGCATCGATGCTGACAGGTGCTGGCATGTCCACGATGGGTTCCATGCTGTTATCCATGAGTCCGATCCACATTCCGTAATCACGGATGACAGCAGATCGGTGCTTTGCGAATTGCTCCCACTGCGATAAGTCCATTTACAGCCCCCATGGGTCTAGATACCCAATACGCCACATGATGTAACCGTTTTGGGTGATCTCGTATGTCTTCGTTTCTTTCCTCGGCACGCCTTCCGGCCACACTGTTCCAAGCTTTTTGAGCAGCTCGCGGTCTGGTTTCCCATCTAGATCAGTGATCGACACTTGATGTCGTGTCGTCCGCAAGACTCGTGGCGTGGGTGTTTCAGGAAGATTAATCTTTGCTCCGCTTGGCAATGTGATCGTCGTGGTTTTTTGCCATCGGTATTCTGGCCAGAGATCACAGTCACCATAATTGACGATGTCAATCTTTCCGCTGGCTTCTTTTCGATCTGCCCAAAAGATTCCTTCGTCAGCAGCGAGTGTGATCGTGATTTCCTCTGCAATCTCCTTCGCTGTGTCCTGCGATGGCGCGGAGATGATCGAATCCAGCCGCACCTTCAGCCCCACAGGTATCCCAGTTCCATCGATCCTGCACGTCGAGTAATCGAATGCCGAGAAGATCTGCCTGGTCTTGCGCATTGCTTTCTCCATTGGCATTTCTTTCGTTGGATACACAACCATGGTCACACCGAACGTAAACGGCTTAATCGTGACCCCATCAAAGACTTGGCCCGGCACTTCTGGGATCACGGTTGTTCGTGCTTCTATTGCCCCCTTTAAATCTGTGATTCCCCCTTTCAGGAGGAATGCAGGTGATCCATTTTCACCAAAGAGCTTTTGACCTGATGGTGAGTAAAACATCACCTGCATTATGACCTCCTAAAGCTGCGAGTGCGCTGCTTCCAATGCACTCGGTGCGCGGGCAGCCTCGACCATCTCGACACGAGCCTCTAGACCTTTCACTGCGTTAAGCGTTTCTTCCAGCGCCTTCGCAATGTCCTGGTCTGTATGGAGCCTGCCGGTTTTTTCGAGTTTGACCACGACAGTTTGGTTGATTCCTTGATTGATAATATTTGCCGCTGATCGATCTGCTAGATCTTTCAGACGACCGACTATTTCATCGAGTTGCGATTTCCCACGCTGCGCGGTTTCCGCGAGATCACGAGCTCTGCGCGCAGAATCCTGCGCGAGCGCGTCATAAGCTTGGCGCACTCCCTCGTTATCTGCTTCTCCTGCTGCAGCATGGTAGCCAGCGGCATCTCTTTCTGCTTCCAACGCTGCCTTTTGAGCTGCAAGACGCTGCTCAATTTGAGCTCGCTGTGTTGCCAGAAGCTGCTTCTGTATCGATGAATCATGCTCCATCGATTGCAGTTTCTTCTCGTAGTCCCACGTCGCAAACTGGTTCTTGATCTTCATTGCCTCAAACGGTGTCGAAGCAATCATAGCGCCATTGCCACCGAAGAACGATGCGATACCACCCATGACTCCAGCAGAATGAATCTCTTTTTGAACCTCCGGTGGAAGCTTCTTTAGTTCTTCCTCCGCGTACTTTTTGTACGTGGATTCCTGCATACGGCCCTGTTTGATCTCAGCGATACCATTCATCACCTGACCTGCACCGCCAAAAAGCAAGCCGGCGATTCCACCAAGGAGTGCTCCAACAGGGCCACCAAGAGCAAAGCCAGCAGCTGCTCCACCCGCTGCGCCTCCCAAGCCTTTCAAAATTCCACCAAAAATCGAACCAGCACCCTTGCCTTGCAGTGCCTTTCCTTGGTTCATCCGCTCAAGCGCAGTAGCGCCCTGGGCCGTGACACCATAAAAAGATGCCGCCTGCGCCGATAGCTTCTGCGCTGAGAGTTCAAGCAACCGTACTGCGGTGTGCTGCTTCAGTGTTGCCTCGGCAGCAGCTAGACCAGCAAGTTCCACTTTGCCTTGTGCATCAAGCTGATCAATTGCTGATTGGATCCGAGCCTCATGAACCTTCCACTCAGCAGCTTTAATCTTGCGTTTTTGCTCCTCGGTGTACCAGGTAACTTCCTCAATCGCGAAGATTCCTGTTTTCCTGTACCGATCCATGGCACGAGCCATCGCATCAATACCAGAAGCACCCAGCATGATCCCTTCTCGACGCCGCTTATCCAACTCAGCCTGCGCTTGCGCAATACCCAACGCACCGTTTAAAGCTGCACGGTGAGTATCCCACTGAGCAATCCGAAGATCGTTGATCGCCTTAATCTGCTGAATCGTCAAATTCGCATTTTCAATGCGCATCTCCGACAGCTTCTGACGGCCCTTCTCAACTTCTTCCGCCATCTGCGACACCAGCGACCAGCCACGTGATTGCCCCTCGTACACAGCAGTGAATGCTCCCGCAATAGCCTTGCCGATCTCAGCGATAGCACTCACAACAGACAACGCAAGCTTGATTTGCCCGACAGCAACATCACCCAGCGCCTTTTCCAGCGCAGATGAAGAATCTACAGCCTTCGACTCCGCATCAGAAACTTTCTTCCTAGCCTCCGCTAGCTTCTTTGAATCTTCTGCTTGGCCCTTGGCATTCGGTCCCTTCTTCGCGATTTCACGCTCAAGATCTGCAAGCTCTTTCCTTGCTGTCGCTAGGGCTTCATTCGCAGCTTTCGAATCCTCTGCAGCCTTAGCCACAGAATTTTCCACGCTTACGTATTCCTTCCATGCACCCGTGATGTGGGTGAGCCCCTTCAACCCTTCAATGCCCATCGCATTGACGGTCTCCAGAACAGGAACAACCTTATCTGCCATACTATGAAGGCCGCTTAGCTGATCATTCAGCTTCTCCATATCCACTTGTGCATTCAAGCTTCCCGGCGCGGTTGGGGTTTCCCTGATTTTCGTTCCGAGAAGTTTGTCTGCGATGATGCCGAATCGGTCTGCTACCTGTGGCACAACTGTGGTGAATTTGTCGAAGCTGGCTGTCAGTGCTGGTGGGAGGATGCGCTCTGGTGCTCCGTGGTTGATTGCGATTTCTCCGTGTCCGAGAATGCCACCTCTATCGTAGATTTTTGCTTTCTTTTCGATTCCTCTCGGTCCCTTTTCTTTGAGCAGATTCGGGATCTTTGAGGTTCCTCGGTAGACGGTTGCTAGTGAATCTTCGATCGAGTTGACAGCATTGTCGACGCCTTTGACAAGGGCGGCTTTCCCAGAGTCATATACGCCTCGTGGGATTGATTGCCATGCCGGTGGTGAGCTTGGCAGTTTTGCTGCGATGGGGTCCATGACAGTGCTGATGACACCACCGAAGGCTTTCGCAATCATGCTTCGCTGTGCCTGTGGTGAGACTCCGCCGCTTCCTGCAGTTTCGAATGCTCCGTCTGCTCCGATCGCTAGGTGGAACCTTCCTGGACGCACACCATTGAATTGCGCATGGTCTGCGCCAATAGCAGGTCCACCGTATGCGACGTTTCCATGGCTTCCTCCCGATTCGACGTTGACGGTTGAATATGGCCCGACGCCTGTGAGGGTGCCTGCAGTGTGGCCACCGCCTGGGCCTCCTGGGTTGTCATGGACACCAACGCTAAAGCCCTTTCCCAGACCCGGCGCCCATGGTTGACCACCTGGGAAGGAACCCGTGGCCCATGCTCGTCTTCCGCGTCCTCCGTGGAGGATCGCGTCAGCAATGGCAGACATGTAACCAGAGCAGTCCTCGTAGCCCCATGTATACGGGTTGCCGTTTCTCGATTGTGCGGCTTTGTGGCCGTTTTCGAGTTGGAGTTCCCACATGGGGCGGATTGCTCCGCCATCTTTGAACTTTGGCAGCATTGAGAACAGTCCGTTGTCATCAACGTTTCCGATTCCTCGGCGTTTTACCTCGGAGCCGTAGTCGTTGACAGACTTGCGGTGGTCAGCGATGAATCTTCCGCCGTCCCACGTGAATGGGGTTCTGCTGGCGATCAAATCACGCATGAAGTAGATCGCATTGTGGCCACCGGCGCGTTGGACTTCCTTCGCGGTGAGCATGTGCTCACCGTTCGATCCCCACATGAGAACGTCGTCTGATGTGCCGGTTCCTGGTCCTGTGATTCGGCCACCTTTTGCGTGCTCTGGGATTCCTGCGAGTGGATTGCCTTGTTTCAGCCCTGGCAACAGCCCCGCGATAACATTCCAAGCCTTGAGAATGCCACCGTTATAGACAGTGTTAATCATGAAGTTCACTGGTTTTGCCAGTGCTGATCGCAGCATTGCCCAGGTGGATGTGATTCCGTTGACAACAGAGGAGAAGAAATTTCTCAGCCCGTTAAGGCCAGTCTTGAATCCTCCGATGACCTTGCCAGAAATCCACATCCAGCCACTGTGGAGCACGTCTTTGAGCCAGTCCCAACTAGCACTGATGTCTCTCGTTGTTGTCTCCCACCCGCTTTTGAGTTGCTCAACACGTGTTGTCCATGCGTCAAACACCGCAGCTTTAAGCCATTCCCACCCTGCCTGCAGTGCTGATGAGAAGAGATCCCATCCAGCTTGCAGCGCAGAAATGAAGTTCTGCCATACCTGCTTGCCGGTTTCTGTTTGCGTGAAAAACCATACAAGGCCAGCGCCTACTGCAGTAATTGCTGCAGTCACCCATCCAATGGGGCCAAGTCCGATTACCCAGGCTGCGGCAACTTGTGCAGCACCAGCTAGCGCCTGGATGCCTGCTTTCACCCAACCAAGACCCACAGCAGCAATCGATGCCACAAGAGATGCACCCGACTGGGCTTTAGCAAGCAGCCATGCGCCAACAATCTGGCCAGCACCAAGTACAGCTTGCGCACCTGCTTTGATCCATCCAGCGCCAGTTGCCCACAATGCAGCAATATGGGCAGCACTTGCGGTTACAGCCTCAATCTTCGTCGCAATCCACGCGCGGACTTGCTGACCTGCTGAGATCGATGCAGCAATTCCTGTAGCAGTCCACTGTGCTGCTAGTCCTAACAGCAGCGGTACAACAAGAGGAGAGATTGCAGCAGCAAAGCCAATCAACGTGTTTTTGTTTTCTTCAATCCACTGCGACATCGTTTCTAAGACGTCTGGGATCTTTTTAAAACCTGGGACAAGGGTGTTCTCGACAAACTCGATAGCTGAGGTAAACCCATCTTTCAGATTGAGGATGGCAGGAGTCAGCATGTTAAACACTGCTGTTGCCACAGGCTCGATAGCCAGCATCGCTTGCATCTTGAACTGATGCCAATGCTCCTTAAAAGACGCAGTTTCAGCAGCTAACCCAGAAATTGTGTCATTTGTCGCGCCTGTCGCACTCATGAAATCTTCAACAGAAAGGGTTCCAGTTTGCACAGCATCAACAAACTGCTCTGCACCCTTTGCCCCAAAGATTCCTTCGGCAAGATTGATAGCACCTTGAGAATTACCAGCTTTGACCAGCTGTTCAATCGAGGTGATCGTCTCATTCAACGCCTTTGGTGCATCCTTGCCCTCGGCCGCGAACGTTGTCAGTGCTTTCGACATCTTCGACAGCACACCATCAGCGTTAACGCCTGCTTTATCGAGCTGGCCGACAAGCGCTGCTGAATCAGCCATAGTGAAGCCAAACTGCCGAAGCTGTGGACCGGCTTTCACCGCAGAATTCGACAACTCCGTGATGGTCAAACCTGTCGCCTGCGAGACTTGGAACAGCGAATCAAGTGCTGCTGGCATCGCATCTGCTTCAATACCGAACCCGTTAAGCGCTTGGGATACAGCGTTAATGTCTGCATCAACACCCATGTGCTGTAACTGCAGCATCTGCGCCGTCATCTTCTCCAGCGGTTCACCAGTCAACCCCAACCGAGTGTTAACGTCTGCAAGCGCAGTTCCCACAGCTGCCATATCATCGCCAATTCCGATGTTCGTGGCTGCAACATTGCGCATCGACTGCTGCAACCCAGCAAACGCTTCACCAGAGGCGCCAGTTCCCACACGGATCGTGTCATAAGCGCTATCAAAAGCTGAACCAACATCCAATAATGTTTCCTTGATCGCCGCAAACCCAGCGAACCCCGCAACAGCACCGGCGGCAAGCGCAGGCAAGGTACCGAGCTTGTCGCCAAGGCCACCTGTCATCTTCGAGAACAGCCCAGCTTTTTCAGCACCCACCTCCATCGCATCGCCTGCTTGCTGTGTTGCTTTAGCAACATCATCTTGTGCAGATGCCAACGATTTTGCAGCCTTTGCTACAGCCTTATCAGCTGCCTCTTGATCCCGGCGCGCTTTTTCTACTTTTGCTTCTGCTGCTGCAACCTCGGAGGCTTTTGCTCCTTGTTTTTCTTTGATTTCGAGGAGTTTTAGCTCTTCGATGTGGGTTTTTGCTGCTGCGTCTGCGGCGCGGTTGTGGGCGCGTTCGAGGACAGTTCCGGCTTTTTCTGCTGCGCGTTCTGCTTTTTGGAGATTGCGTTGCATTGAGTCAGCAAATGTTGTTGCTGCTTGCTGTCCAGCTTTTGCTGCATTTTTGTCGATGGATTTAAAGAAGCCGTCGAATGAGGCGAGAATCGGCACATATGTTGCGTCGCTGGACATTGTTCCTCCTTATTGCGGTGGTGGGGCAAGCCCCATGAGGAAGTTCACGGCGTCGACTTGATCTTCTTCGTTCACCTTGCCGTAATGCTTGATGTCGTGGTCTGGTGACCACGGATAGAGTTTCAGCTTTGGGGGTTGTACGTGGTTGGGGTTTTTAGCTTGGCTGCGTTCTAGCAGAAAATTGGTGATTCTGATGAGGTTGCTCATCTCCCACATCATGGCTAGTTCGGTGTTCCACAGGTGCCCGTCGAATGTCTCGCGCTGCTGGCTTCTATGGAGTGCTGAATTTTCTGGCAGGTGGTCGATGAGCACGAGCAGCTTTCTGGTGGTTATTTCTTCGCGCCAGAAAGCTGCAACGTAGTCGTGCCCGTATTCTGCGATTAGCGCCGCTTCGCACGCCTCTGGGTGCGATTTAAGGACTTCTGGGATTGGGTTTTTCCCACGGACTCAGCGTGCTCCTGGAATGCCATCTGCGCAATGATGAATGGATCAACGCCGATGTTATCGGCTACCTGGGCGAATTCTTCTGCTTGGTCTTCGAGAGCGAGTCCGAGGAATTCTTCGCGTGCTGTTGTTGAGGTCAGTAGTCCTTCTTGGATGTCTTCGAGGAATGCTTGATGGCGGTCATTCCACTCAGATGATGCAAGTTCAGGGGCAACAAAGTAGAACGTTTTGTCGCCGAGGGCGACGTCAAATTTGTTTCCTTCTCCGAGGACTTCGGCGCGCTTTGCGAGCATGGCGTTGAGATCGATGGTCATGCCATGGCCTCCTATATAGATGTGATGAAAAATTGGGTTAGCAGACCTATGGGTATGGCTCTACGTCGGTCTGTCAAAAACGTAGAGCCATGGTTGTTAGTTAATCGAGATGTCCTGAGTGTCACTACCTGTGAGGTTTGTGCCGTCAGCAGTGATTTCTCCTTCAACACCTGTGATGGTGTATGGGCCGCCTGCACGGCCTGTAACTTTGGCAGATTCCCCGCCATCAACTTTGTTAAGCACCAACTTCATGGCAGTGCCTGTTGCATCGTGGTTAATCGCTGCGGAAGCTTTGCCGTTGATAGAAACGGTAAACGTGCCACCGGTCGCACCTTTTGGCAAGGTGACGGTCTTGCTCTGTTTTCTGGCTTCGGATTCATCGAGTGTGTTCGACCAATCACCTAGCGATGCGTCTTTGTTTTCGTCGGTGAGAGTCGTCCCAGCGTGTCCTGGCTTCCAGCCTTCCTTGAACATGCGACGCACTGCATATCCAGCGACTGGGTCGTAGCTGGCGCGGAATGTCATTTCATAGCCAACAAGATCGTCCTTGCTGTAGACGATGTCGCCGCGCTCAACAACCGAGACGTTCGGCATGCAGTGTCGCCGAGCTTTCTTGCCATCGACAATATCCACGACGAGGCCGAACTTGAAGTCTGGTGGAAGTTCCTTGCCCTGTTCAAAGGTCGTGACGCCTGTTTCTTGGTCAAAACGCATGTCAGATTCAGGCACACCGTAATACATTGCATTGGCAAGGCCGCTGATCGACCATACGACCGTCTTGAACTGGAAATCCTGTTTGGTTACCTGTCCACGAATTGGGTTGGTTGACTGGAATGGTGTCCAGTCGTTTCGTTCCTCGTTCTGAGACTCTGTGATTCCCCCATCAGACAGCCACCCAAAATCCACAAATGGTGGGTTCAAAGGTGCGATTGTTTCTGGCATCTGCGTTCCCTTTGGGGCGTAGCTCATCGCTCCTGTCACGCCGAGCAATGCAAGCTCGTCAGCGTAGTTGGCAGCAGATGTATCAATATCAAAATCAGCCATGTTCTTACTCTCCTTACGGAAAAATTGGTTAAGCCGGCACAGCAACCGTGATGGTCAGTCCGCACCGGCGAATTGTGGAATTGAAATCAGGGCGTGCTATTGGCCTCCCTGTGTCGAGGACTTTGAGCATGCCCTCGCGGAATCGATGCATATGTGTTCGTATCGTCTGCGCTAGTTCCATTGCTGCACCTGTGTGCCACATATCTAGCGAGACGAATAGATCAATATCGAGGTCAACGTAATCGATCCCCCTAGAGTTGATCGCCTGCCTCCTAGCTGCAGGCCCCACATGCTGAACCCAGAGCACTGGCAGATGCTTTTCTTCGAAATCATGCGGCAATTCTGAATACACTGGGAACCCCAGCTTCGATAGTTTGCTGATAATCACGGCTTTTTCATCCACCACGTGCTGCCCTCCGGAGCGCTCCGATTCGTTTCGTCTTCTCCGTTCCGAATTCCTCATCACGATTGTCCGAAACGACATAGGCATACGCACGGCCTCCTGGACGCACGCCTGACACCACGCGGTAATGAGCTGTCCCACCTTCTGCATCAGAAATCCGCTGAGCAGCTGCACGAGTCTTCTCCGCACGGTTCTTCAACGCCTGCGCAATCTTCGGGTTGCGATTCAACTGTTGGAATTGCTTGTCGTATTTACCCACGATGCACCTCCAAATCTGCTTCCACATGATGCACAGTCGCCGGTTTTAATGGATGCGGCCACCGTGCCGGATCTCCCACGACATCCAAGACAAGCAACCCAATTCGCACACGGTCTTTCGCTTTCAACTGTGGGATGTCTGTCCCAGGCGGAGAAAACAACCTGAATCGTGACGTCACATAGCTGCGATTCGCTGTGGCATCTGATTACCGGTTGAATCGACACGGGAACCTCCACAGGGAGAACCACTGGATTATCCCAATCCTCCATAACATCGGACGAGTACACAGACCGCTTTTCCCCGGCGCGAATAATCTCGATTCGCTGGTTGAAGATGATGCTCATGGCAGTGGTCCTAGTCGTAGTTCGTCGACGATTCTCCATTCAGATGATTGTGGTGTGGCTGAGTTCGTTGCTCCGACTGAGATTCCTCCGACGTTGAGCTGCGTGAGGTTTGACTCGTTGGCTCGGCGTGCCATGTCGTTGATGACTCCGAGGATCTCTGTCGGTTTCTCATATCCGTGTTTCATGGTGACGGTGACCATCGCTATTCCTCTTGGGAATCTCCCGTGGCGTTTGACGAGTAGCCCGTCTGGACTGCTTCGGAAATCGCTCAGTGGGTATGTGGTTCCGTCGATGGTGACGTTGATGATCTCGACGAGGTGTTTCGTGGGAAGGACAAGGAGACTATCGCCTGGAGAGTCCAGTGTGATGGTCTCCTCGATGATGGGGAAAATGTGCCATCCGCAAAGCCTGCGGACCGCGTTTGCTGCGCGGTCAAAGGCTTCTTTGTCGATTCCTGGCGTTGGGGTTATCGCATTCATTGTTCCCCTTTCCCGTGTGTGTTACTTGTCGGCTTCTGGCTTCTGTGCTCGATTCCGTGTTGGCGTTTTCCTCTTGGTCTCTGCTGCTTCGAACGACGAGGCAGCAGGCCAAGTGTCTTCGAGTAGCACGGCATCAGGCCAATGAGCGTTCTTGTAATCTTCACTCATTTCAAGCGTTAGCTTCTGCCCGTATGGTGTTGTGACTTCGTATTCGCGTCGCATTAGAGTTCCTCTGTAGTTTCTTCGAGAGTGACCTTCACGAATGCTGCTGGGAGTGGCACCATCAGGCCGAGACGTTCCTCTGCGCGCAGCGTGACGAGGTTGTTCTCGAAGTCATCGGCGTTCGTGTTCGCGGAATCGACGCGGACACCACCCTTGCGCAAGACGGTTGCTCCTTGTCGGAATGCTCCGACAATTGCGGTTCCTGCTGGAACAGCATTGGACACAACTGTCTTGATTCCCCATAGAGGTGGATCAATGAGGATGTTGCCGTTGCCATACTGTCCTTGGAAAGGTCCACCTGCGATGTACTGGCCATTGCCGTCCTTGGTCAACCGCAGCGCCTCATAGTTGACTGGGTTGATCATGATGCCGTCTGCTTCCAAGTTGGTTGCCTGCGACACCTTGTTCTTGGCTTTGAACAGATCGTTAAACCAATCTGCTTGCTTTGCAGATTTATGCGTCTGGATACCTTCTCGGTTCAGCAGCCCCTTGATGTTCGATCCACGACCATCACCGTTGATCAGCTGCTTTTCTTCCACAACGGACAGGTCGTAGACCAAGTTGTTGTTGATCCAGCTTGCGACAAAGTCGTAATCATCGATCATCTCGTCGGTGAACTTTGCCAGTGCTGCGGCCTTCGACAGTGACTCGGTGACAACATCGAAGTCGGCATACTTCACATATGGCTTCTTTGTTCCTTCTGCGACTGTTGCCGGAGCACCGGATGCAATACGGTTAGCCTTTTCCACGATGTACTTCACCGTCGATGCAGTCACGGTCGCTGCGCCCATCAGGTCAGCAGCAACAAGTCGCTCACGCCGCTGGTTGATGATGCCACGCTGGTAGAAGGTCCCCCATCCCTCGACAAGATCCTTCGGGGAGCTGTGAGCATCTTCCTTCACCTGATATTCAGGAACTGAATATTCAATATGCGCACCTGCCGCTTGGTTCTTGAGTCGGTCACCTGCAGCCTTAACAAAGTGCTCTCCAAGGGAACGAGAAGCTGCAGAATCGTTCTCAGTGCCACGCTCGGTGATCGTCAGGCCCTTGAGCTTCTGTGTGACATCAGAAACCCCTCGACGTGCAGCAATAGCTTCGTCAGTAGATTCGATCTCGCTAATGATGCTCTTGACGTTCTCCACCGCCTGCGCTGCGTCTGCTGGGTCCATATCGTCGGTGATCGCACTGCGTGCTCGCTTTGCACTGTCCATCAGATTCTCGCGGTGTGCGAGTAGGTCCTTGAGGTTCATCGGTTCTCCTTTTCCAATATGCTGAGATGCGCATCGAGCGCAGATAGAGCAAAAGCCCCCTGTTTAGGAGGCTTGTTGCTGATTGATTTTGCTAGTTGACGTGAATCGAGCATATTCGCGAGTTCTTCCGCTACCACTGCTTTCACATCAATGATGCTCGTCTCCTGATTCGCTCCGATTGGAACGACAGAAACCTCGTAGAGCTTGACCTTTTTCAGCTCGTAAACTTCCTGCTGTTCTCGTTCTCCCCACGAGCCTTCAACAACATCGAAGGCAAAACTCATTTGTGAGAGTCGTTTTGCTTTCAACAGGTTGTAGACCTGCCTCGCTTTGGGATTGTCGAGGTCAAGCTGCGCAGTGATTTTAAGCCCGTGTGCATCTTCAACAGCCGATGTCACTCCACCGATGTTCGAGAACGGATCTTTGAAATCATGCCCATACAACAGCGGGATTGTATTCCCTGACTTCTGCCATTCACCCAGTGTCTCTTCGAAAGCACCTGGAATGACAACGTCACCGTAGGAGTCAACGTTTCCGAATACGCTGGCGTATGCGGTGATTGTTCCCTCTGTTTGTGTCTCGTCGATCGAAACGTCATAGCTTTTCGTTTTCACTTCGTGCCCTCCTTTCGTAGGCAGCTCAGGTGGATTGTCGTACCACTGCCGAATGCGATCTTCGACAGATTGAGGGCGCCCATCTCTGGCAGCACGTGCGAGGCATTCCTCCATCCCTGGATCACAAAGATGAAACGTGGCCCCACGTGCACTCAGAGCTGCTATCAGTGCTGGCGATGGTTGCGCGTTAATCAACCAAAACTCTGGTGGATCAAGTTCAACGTCAAGAAGCCACCCCATCAGCCCACGCCGCATCGCCAACACGGCATTGGCAACTGGATTCGGTGATGCATTTTTAACGTCTTGCCCTGCAACAGTTCCCGCAATGTTGTCGAAATCGAAGCGCCCAATACCAGCTGGAGCATTAGCCTCAACAAAGCTTGATTTCCCAGAACAAGGAGGACCTATAACGACATGGATAGTCATGCTTCTTCCTCCAATCCCACATCGTTATTGCTTTCGCTGTTCTCTGTAGTGACATTCAAAGGAGTAATCAGATCTTCTCCACCGTCAATTGCCGGAAGGTTGTTCATTGCACGAGCTTCGTTCCTTGTCATCCATGGGCCACCGACCGCAGTTGATGTCACCGCCGCTTTTTCCTCAAAGCTGGCTCGTAGCTTTTCATCGAGATTGAACTCGACGTACACCGCATCATCATCGTCAATCATGGGTCGCAAAAATTCATTGATCACACCCTCAACTTGTTTGATGATGGGCCCTAGAGAGTCGCCATACAGTGATCGTCGGAATTCGCGCACATTCGAGTAATTCGCGTTATCAAGAAGCCCGACCATGACAGGATTGACGTGATAGATGCTCGCGACTGTCTGCAATGACAGCTTGGTCATCTCAACAACCTGTTCGTCTTGTGCTTTCAGATGCGCTGGCACGAACTGCATTCCGTCTTCCAAGATCGGTGTTCCGCCAGCACCTGAACCACGCCCAGAGTATTGCGATTGCCATGCAGCCTTAAACCGCTTCCGCGATGTTGAATCCCACTTCGCGTCCTTTGGCCGTGTGATCACGCCACCTAGACGCGGCCCGTTGCGCCAGAGCTGCCCACGATATGCCGCTGATTCCAGTTGCTCCTTCAGCGTCTCACGAAGCGCAACGACGGGAGTAAGCCCGCGAGACGTTGACGTTGGGTTGTACCCATGCACGTGGATAATGCGCTCTGCTGGGATCTTGATCTGCTGCCCAGTCTTCGCATCAATGATCCCCATCCATTCCAGCGTCCATGGATCTGAGTGCTTGCGTTGCTTGATCCACGTCGGTGGGATCCTATGCAGTTCCCACTCCCCTGAATCGCTATCTTCCATGGCCACCCAAATAAACTCGTCATACAGACACAGATCCAAGATGGAGCCATTCAGCATGTCCTGCATGAGCTCAGTCTTCGATGACCTGCGCATGAGCTTTGCTAGATCCGAGTCGCGGACGCGATGCCGGCCACCGTCTGGATCTCGGCGATACACATGCAACGATGTTGATGAAATCGCTCGCGCGATAAACGTCGTGACCGTCCGCAAGTGAGGCTGTTCTGCGAACAGCTCTTCTGTTGGCATCTCTGTGACCACACCGATGTATGTATCAAGAAGCGGCGCTAAAAGCTCGTGCTGCGTTGGTGTCGTTGTCACCTGTGGCAGCAATCCTATTCTCTGGAGAAATCCCACGATGCCTCCTTCCTAGACAATGAGCAAGTAATCGTCATCGTCGTAATCATCGCCGTCATAATCGATAGCTGTGTCGTAGTCTTCATCTGCATAAGCAGAAACAAATTGGTCATCGTCAGGGCGTGTGGCCATCCACCACGCAATGTTCGCAGCCACTGTTGGAGAAACATCAGTCGCAGACTTCACACGATCCCAGATCGAAATGTCACCCAGACGTCGATCAATTGCACCTTCAATAGAGACATTGAGGATTGGCTGTGATCTGTGCCTGAGCCCTCGATTCCGAATTTCATCGATGAACCCAAGAACCGATGCAGACATCGATGTTCCTTGCCACGGGATGACCTCAATACCAGCTTCTTCCACCAATGGAGCCAAACTAGCTGATGCAGAACCTTTGATCTGCATTCCAACCTTGCCAGGAAACCATGCCTCTGCCTTTCGACGCCCAAGCCATTCAGGCACCCACTTAAACCCGGCGCGAGACGCGATGATCTCGATGTGCCACAGCCCGTCTTCGCGTTGTGATGCGATCGCGATGTGGGAGAATCGTCCATCGGAGGCGACATCGATCCCGATGTGTACGGGTGCATCTGTTGCTCGGTGGGATTCTGGATCTGTGAGAGATTCCCAGATTTTCGTTGGGATCTTGCCTGGGGTGATGACTTGCTGCCACTGGCATAATGCTTCGGCGCGGAATCCGGCTTCATTGTCGCCGGATAGTGCGTCTTCTGCTTCTGCCATGATTGATTCGGCAGTGATGTTGGAGTACCCCATTGATGGGTTGGCCTGTGCGTGGGCTTCTGGATCTAGGATGCTTGCTTCTGGGTCTGCTGACCATGAGAAAAACGCTGTTTTTGATGTGGTGTTTCCGTCATCGATCTGCCTAATCGCAGATTCTCGAAGTGATCGTAGGACGACACTTGATTGATCTCCTGCGTTGGAGAATCCCCAGACTTGTGATTGTGGGCGGTTTCTTGATGTTGGGACGATAGCGTTCCAGGCTTCCCAGTCGAGATGTTCGCGGAGCTCGTCGAGGAGCGCGAGATCAACTGACTTGGAGCGTCCGCCTTTGCGCGATGTGACAGCTAGTGACCAGATCGGCATGGTTTTTGCAACGTCCAAGATCCCAGGGACAGGTGCTGATGCCAGCTTCATCGAAGCTTTGCCGTTTGCGCGGGGTCGCCACGCGCCATTGAATTTGTCATCTTCTCCCTCACTTCGCGGATTGTCTGGCAGGAATGTTCGCAGCACGGGGTTCCACGCTGCGATTAGAAATGCTTCGTTCAATGTGTCTTCGGCATCGCTGAGCGATTGCGCGGCAGAAAGCACGCGAGATGCTCCATATTGGAAGATTCTCCAGAGGCCGAGAACAACCATCAGCATGGTCTTTCCGTTTTGCCTGGCGACCTCAATAACGACGACTCGCCAACGGAATGAACCATCTTCGAGAAGCTCTAGGCCATGGATCAGCGCCCATTTCTGGAACGGGTACAACTCGATGCCAAGAAGCTTTGCAAATTCGATGACCTCGAATCCCGCTGACGTTTCTGAAGTCAGCTCACGAAGCGGTGGAGGGAAAAACCGTGGTTCCGTTTTTCCTTTAGCCCCCATTTTGCTTCTTGTACTCCTTCATGATTTCGAGCACCTTCATTCGATCAGCGACAACGTTGGATGGTGCGCTGGATTTATCCTCCCCGCTTGCCTCTGTTGGAGCCGTGCCAAGCAGCTTCATGACACCCATCAAGTGCGGACCTAGGTACAGCGCTTTGGTAGCTTGCTCGGTGTCGGTGTTCACGGATTCGTCAATGTTGAATGCGTAGAGTCTTCCGAGCATCACCACTGCTGAATACTTTTCCGGCACCGCAATGCCGTCTGCCTCCAACGCAGCGATCGAATCACAAAATGCTTGCTCCAGTTCGCCTACCCGGCGCGAATTAGTAGCCAATGACTTCAACCTCCGATCGTTGGGTTCACCGTGTTATTGAGAGTCGAGGTAAGGGGGGTATCTGCGGGGAGAGAGGCCAGCTGACCCACCCTTCACCCGTCCGTGGATTTCGTTCCCGTGATCTTGATACCCCCTCCCTAGCTGGTGTTTGCTCACCATTGCTCGGATAGGCTCCCGAGGCTGGGGGCTGGTACTCCGTCTTTTCGGGATCTGTTGCAGGAGCAGTGCGATGGTCGAAGATTCTCTGGGTCTTCTGCCAGCTCTGGGTGCGTTGCCTGCGGGTAGAAGTGATCCGGCTCGAATGAGTCTCTGCTGTTCGGTGGGGCATCGTAGTTGATGGGTTGTCCGCAGAGCCAGCATACGGCACCTGCATCACGGCATTGTTGTTTGAACATTGCTTTGAGTTTTTTCGCAGCTCTAGAGTCAAACCCCATGTCTTGTCCTCCCCTCGTGTTGCATCGTTGATGCATGACAAAGGGCCCAGCCACATTGTTGTGGTCTGGACCCAGATGATACGAGCGTTAGCTTACTATATTGGGTGTCCCACTGTCTACGACTTCTTCATTGTCGCAGGCTGTGAGCTTTCCAATGACTTCTTGTAGTGACACGATGACTCGCCCGTCTTCCATTGTCTTCGAGGAGATGGTTTCCTCTCGTGCCCATCGATGCACTGTGGTCTTGGAAATCTCATAGCCCAAGCGCCGGCACGCTGATGCGATCTCACGGCATGTTCCTTCCATGTCTTCGTCTGGAGTTGCATCTTCAGTGAACATCGCATCAATGATCCTTGCTTGCTCAATGATCTGCTCTGCTGCTTGGTCAAACTCTGGATCATCCTCAATCTCAATCAAATGGCGCTGCAACCACGCCGCAGATATCGCCACGCTCCGAGCCCTCGGAGGAACAAGCTGCAACCGCACAGCAAGACGAGCCGACCAATACGACAACAACCGCTCCGTCTCCCACTTCACATCCAGAATCGGCACACGCAACGGCGGACGAGAACCAGCAGCACCAGCCCCAAACCCACCATCACCTTGCCCACCCTGAGATGGAAGAAGAAGATCACTCAACAAAGGCCCATACTTCTCCAAAGAATGAAGAGCTCTACCTAATAGGTGCAACTGACTATCTCTCATAGGTTCTATTACTTTCTTTAAGGTTGTATGTAAAAGGCTTGCCCGACCCGTCCCGACCCGTCCCGACCCGAGTTCCCAGGAACGTCTACCACCCTTTCCGAAGCGCCTATCGGATATAGGTTTTCCGCAATGAATTGGGTTTTGGGTACGCCAAAACAAGCGACGTTGTTATCGCAAAAAGAACTTCCTGATTGTGCCCATTTCTGGCAAAGCATGACCTAGAAAACTGCTTAGTTCTTTCCTCTGCGACGTCGACGACGCTTCCGCGCTGGGACGTGTGTCTTGTTTGCCGAGTGCCCATGTGGCGCGTTCTGTGGTGATTCACTCAGCGGATCACGCTCCAACTGGCTGTTGGAGGGTTCCTGAGACGTGGGTTGGGTAATAGAGTGTTCCTGCTTCGACTGGCTGTCGGAGCATGCCTTTCTAGCGACTCGACCCCGGCCAGCGTCCTTACGGGAGTCCTGGGGGAATCGCGGATCATTCTCTACCTGGCTAGTAGATAGTTCCTCAGACTGTACATAACCGTTTGTGTTGGTCGTAGCCTCACTGGATGTGAGGTCCGTAGCCGCAAAGTGCGGTTCCAATGGGTTTATGATCCCCATGCGCTTTGTTGTCTGTTTAACAACTCTTGCCCACCGAGAAATCTTTTTCAGGAGATCATCATCGTAAAGCGGATCAACCGGTGCAGGCAGCAATGGTAGCTCCATATCTGCATTCGGGATCGAGCCGCGAAGCTGGTTACAGCCACGGCAACACACGACGAAGTTCTCAACCGTTGTTTCATCCTCTGGGCAACGATGATCAAAGGTTCCTCCATCATCGTTTTTATTGTCTTTCCAGTTCACATCAATCCCGCAGTATCTACAGGTTGATCCATCACGCAACAAGACTGGAACAACGAGGCTTCCCTTGTTGACATCTCGCTTGCGTTTGGTCGCCATGAGCTTTTCACGCTCTTTGATGATGTGGACAAAATCTTTGCGCTCCAGTAATTTCCAGCGAGGCACGCCATCAACTGGCGGAAGATCACTAAGGACACCAATAGTTTTCAAATCGGCAATCACCCGATCAAACCGACTCTGTCCAATAATGATTGCTGCTGCACCCAAAGAAATTTCGTAGTCACTCCACGAAACCGCTGATTGAAAATACAATGACAGCGCGACTCCTTTGAGCTCATCTACTAAACGCTCATCTTTTCGCATAATTGCGAGCTCTGCTGCACGCGTCCATTCTTTTGCTTGGTTGAAAGTGTCACCAACACGAATCCATGCCATCAGCTATCACTCCCGGACCGGGGCTTGCTAACAACTCTGAAAAAGTCCACGACACACTCCACACAAACACTCAATAAGGACAAACGTATAGACCGCTCATTGGCGGGGATCTCTGGTTCCAACACATTTTGCTCACCTCGCTCAACCTCTACGATCGCTAAGAAATACCACCTAGCGGCTTCGATCCCACGATTCTCAACCCGGTTTTCTGATCTGACTCACCGCTTTGCTCGGTCATTGACTCTGGCTTGTCCAGTACCGACAGCGTCCACCACGACCCGGAAGCAACGATGCGCTTCGCCGCGTCTGACTCATGCATGTAAGTTCGCTGATCAATCTTGATTCGACCTCCCAGCGACTTCGCCACTTTCGTCACCGCATCAAGCTGCGCAGGAAGCGGATAGATCTCTTCCGCCTCACTCTCGCGCAACTGACGACGCACACGCTCCATCGTCGCCAGAGGGTTTCCAATATCAGCGACGCTGGTATTGCGCCGCACGCGGATCATCTCAAGACCAAGGCTCAGCCCGGATTCATCGGTGACCGTGACCTTTTGCTCTTCCATAGTGAACCCACACTGGGTGATCACCTCGTCATCATGGCTTGCCGCGTTACTTGTCGCAGCAATCAGAATCGGCAGAAGGTTCTTATCAAACTCGATCACGTCATCGCGCTGCGTAGAGATATCGCACACCGTCGCATCAACATAAACAGCTAGCGTTGCTTTGTCGTTGACCGCGCAGACTGCGACGGTTGATGTGGCTGGATCTGGGCGCAGCTGAACAACATCGTACGGTGCCTTCGCCCCAGCGATCGCTTTCGCGGCTTTCAGAGCCCAGTGCATTCGCTGCTTTTCACAGACAATCTGCGAGGACAGGTTAGGAGCATACTGTGGGTAATTCATGCGGACTCCTCCTTTTCATCGAATAATGGCATTTGCCCAGGAACTATCGGGCTATGTGGATCTGGCTTGCTGAGGAACCGCCAGATCTGGACTTTTCTTCTCGGCATCTGGCTTTCCCACCACTGATCAGCTTCGTGTTCCTCGTCCATGCGCCCGCTTTTTCTTGAGGATCTTCGCCCGAGGATTCGCCGGGCACGTCATCATGTGAGGCTGGAAAAGCTGCTCACCCATCGCACGAGCACTCTCTAGCCTTGCGCCAGCAAGCGCAGTCACAGTGTTCTTCTGCTGTGCTGTGGAGGCCTGCCAGCGCGACGTTATCCGCCACATCCCCTCAGCAGAAGGAGCAGCGTTAAATGCGTGCCAGCGCTCAGCACCTTTAACCAGCCGGATTTTCTCACCACAGGCCTTGCACTGCCGGACGTAGTCGTTAGGCTGCTTGTACATCGGTGTACGCCTCCTCATCGTCTTCAACTTCGAGAGGTGGCACCTTCGCGAGATCGTAGAGATCCATGATCCAGCGTTCATGCCGGTCAAGATCACGACCGTCCATGTCGCTACGCGCTGCGATGTTGTCGAACTTCCGGCTCAGATCCGTCAGGCCGAACATGAGCATGATGCAGAAAAGAAGGTTCATGAGAACAAGAAGAATCATTGTTATTTCCTTGCTGATTGTTGTTATTCGTGTGAGTAGTAGGAGGCCACAGTGATGAAGTCATCGACTGTCAGCCACATGTTGTCCCACTCGCTAGCTGCGATCACCCGGATGATCTCGTCATACAGGTCATCGAGCTCAGCACTTGTGAGCTTGCGCCAGCACTGCTGTGCTGCACGCGCTAGGTCTTCACGGCACGTCTCGACCCTGATCTCGACGCTGTCAATGTCGCCGTATGGGTCTTGGTAGTACCTCATGCTGCTCCCCGCTGGATGAAATGAAGAAGGTCTGATTGCTTGATCATGATGCGGTTCTGCTTTGATCCAGGTCGTTTGGAGTGCGGCAGCAACCCCTGTCGACAGAACTTCCGGATTTGCCATGCGGAATATGGAATGATTTCCGCAGCCTGCGATGGCGACAGCCATCGGTCGATCGTGGTAGTATTTCCCATAGATGCTTTCCTTGAGTGTCATTTCCGACCTGGTGCAACAGGTCGGTTTTTATTTGTCTTGATGTCATTGATGTCGAACCGGCCATCGAGGAACCGCTCAACGAAATACCGCTGGCCTTTCCCTGTGACCTTCGGTGTCACCGTGATAGATGTCCTGCCGTTGGATCTAGTCACCACTGTTTCTTTGATCCTGAACAGTCCAAGCTCCATCGCTTTTTGCGTTGGTGTGTGCTTGATATGCGCTGGCCCATCCATCAGGTATTTGTGCTTTCGAAGCCAAGCGAAAAGACGATTCCCACCGACATCGATGCCGTTGCCGCGCAAGATCTTTGCCAGATCTCTGACCAGAATGTCGGTGCTGGACTCAGCGACAGCATCGGCAAACATCACTTTTGGTTTATCAATCGCTGCTTGCGCTTCGAGTGCTTTGCGTTGTTCGCGCTCCTGCTTGATCTGTTCTAGGAGTTTGATTGCTGTTGTGGGATCAGCCAGCATCTGCTCCACGGTTGCAGTTGTCGCGTACATTCCGTGGCGACGGATCTCTGGCAGGACCTCGGCTGTGACCCAGCGGCGAAACTCTTTTGCTTGTGGAACGCGAGATTGAAAAAGAAGCTCGTATAATCCTGATTCGTTGACGACTTTTACTCGTTGGCTACGCCCCAGGGAATCTATGGTGTCGGCAATCCCGACCCCATCCTGGTCGATGCGAGATAGTGCATCTCTAGAGTTTTTGATCTCTAAAACTGCGCATACATCCCGCCCCACCCACTGTGGCTCCCCGTCATCTCCAACGATGATTCTTACGTCATGACCACGGAAATTAAAAGGCTTTAATTCCATCTCGCGCCCTCCTTCCTGAAGAGTTGCTATTCGTCTGAATATGATTCGTGTGCCGCGTCAACGGCTTGAGAGAAAAGCGCAAGCGTTTCGCTTTCCCCGAGCTTCGAGCTGACTAATCCGTGAAAGAAGGAGATCGCTGTCAGCGGAATATCTTCCGGGAATGTTTCGTAGTAGGGCCCACCGTGATCGGCGGCGAAGCTTTCTGCGAGCTTCCGGAGTCGAATACACTCACGTGAGAAGCTGGTCATTTCTCTTTCCTTTCCTTGTTCTGTTGTGTGGACATAAGCTCTGATGCCGGCGTCGAGTGCGTTCTGGACTTCTTCTGTTCCGAGCTTCGCCTCGACGTATCCGCATAGGAATGCCAGGACTTTTGTTTCTGCCTTATTGCTGGCGTTCTTGATGATTGCCAGCTTCTGGCTAATTGATCCTCCGATCATTTGGTTATCGATGCTCATGGAGTAGTTCCTTTCACAAAGTGCTGTAGAATGATCTGGATATGCGATTATTTGTCTATGGATATTGCAACTGCTATAAGCATGGCCATCGCACTTCTTGCTGCGTTTTTCGCTGCTTGGCAAGCTTTTGAAGCTAGAAAATCTCGTATTGAGGCTGCTGAATCTCAGCGAGATGCAACAGAAAGCGCTGAAAAAGCTGCTCATAGTGCTGAGATAGCAGCTCATGCTCAAGAAAAGATCGCGCAAGCTCAAGAATTACTGTCAGTTATCGAGCAAAACCGAGAAGCTGCTACCCGACGAAATGTTTCGTTAAGGCACATCAGAGACGCCGCTTACGCCATCGTCAATGAAACTGGGTATCCAATCACAGATGTGGAAATCCTCCCAGAAAACCCCTCGGCTAATCGGATAATGCGAGCTGAGAAAGCTGATTTTCTTAATCATGGTGATAACCATCGTGTGCTAGTACGTCGCGGTGACGCGTACGAGATTCATTGGAAAGATGACAAAGGCGAGCCACAACATCGACGGGTGATCGCTGAACGTTAATCGTCTAGGTTGTGTTCCTTCCTGAACTTTTTGTTCTCGTAATAGGTATAAACCGCTGCTATCACGGCAAAAATCAAGCAAATAATGGTTAGTACTAATTGCATTTTCTTTCCTTTCTTATGCTTTTCGACGTCTACTGTTCCCGGCGCGTTTAGGCTGCTGTGGTTTCGGTTTCCCAGGTGACGATTTCGGATAGGCCTAGGCCGAAGGCTTGGGCGATTCCGATTGCGAATGCGAGGGATGGTTCGCGTTCGCCGGTTTTGACGTCGACGAGTGTGCTTCGGCTGGTTCCGATGGTTCGGGCGAAGGCTTCGTCGCTGGTGATTCCGCTCATGTTTCGGAGGCGGTCGATGAGTCCGTCACGGATTTTGATCTTTACATTTGCCATGTTCATCCCCTCTAGTGAAGTTCTTACAACTCATAGTGAAGCATTTTTAGCTCACACTGTCAAGCGTCAATGCTTCGCAATGTGTTGTATTTACTACAGGGGTGTGTCATTATTAGCTCATGGAACGCATCGAACTCTGGATTCGAAAGACCGTTGGCAATGCCTCAGATAGAGAGATTGGCAAGCTAGCGAACATCGGCCAATCAACACTCAGCCGTCAACGCCGCGATGGCACGGTTACCGTTGAAACGGCAGTGAAGATCGCACGCGCATACCAGGTCAGCGTCGTCCCAGCGCTGCTCGCGCTCGATGTGCTGACCGAGTTCGATCTCAAAGCATTTTCAACGTCGAGCGGAATCATGGACGCTAGTGATGAAGATCTAGTCGCCGAGATTCTCCGACGAATGAAAGCCGGGCAAGCCGACTGGGCGGAGAAACCAATCAGCGAGTTGGACACCCGTCGCAAAGCAAAACGCGGCAACAACTCCCCCACCGCACCCCCGCATGTCACTGAGCCTGACTACGATGCCATCCTCGACGGCATCAACGCCGGAACAGAGCCAATTGCAGCGCAAAAGGCCACCGACCCACTCGAAGAAAACTACACCTAGGAGCACTTCATGAGCCCTGTGGAAGCAGCCCTCGAAACACTCGCCCACACCATGGGCATCACAGTGATCGAGACGAGCAAGCTGGGAAGCACCCTCAACGCTTGCTTTCACCCACCAACACAAACAATCTTTATCAAAATTGGCCTCGACCCAGTCACCCGCCGCTGCGCCATCGCCCACGAACTAGGACATGCCCACTACGGGCATAACTGCTCAACTCCCGGCGCGGAGCGGCAGGCTGATGAGTGGGCAGCACAGCAGCTTTTGGATGTTGGTGATGTTGAGGCTGTTGGTTGGGAGTGTGAGGGTTCTGCTGCGGCGATGGCTGCAGAGTTGGGTGTTACACCTCATCTACTCGTTTTGTGGATGGGGATGTATGAGCGAGGAAGGATTCAGCCGGAGAAGAGGGCGTGTTGAGGTGTTTTGTTTGTAATTGATACCGTTTTACCACTTGACACGTAACGCTATGTAGCGTTATAATGGGTGTATAAACAGAAAGGAGGTGACAACATGGAAAACACCATCGCACTGATAGCAACCATCACAGCTAGCGCCATAGCACTCAGCACAGAAGCGCGAAAATGGTACATCATCATCAAGAAGGAGAAACGCAAAAAGAAATAGCCACCGGTTCCAGATATCCCAACTATCCGGAACCGGGGGCTACCCCCTAACACTAACAAACCGGAGAAAACAATGAACACCCCACTCAACAACGCCGCAATATACATCCTCGTCACAACACTCGCCTACCTTGCAACAGGCTGGACCTGGACTCTCATTATCGGCGCTATCGTCACCTGCTCAGCCATCGCCCGCCACATCCGCACAGACAAGGCGTAACCATGAACCCCGGCATCATCGACAAAGATACTGGACGCGAACTATGGACCGGTCCAGAATGCGCCGACTACATCGGCGTCACACCCGCCACATGGCGCAACTACTCAGCCAACGAACGCACCCCCCACTACGTGGCCACCATCCTAGGCAAAACCAGGCTATGGGACGCCGAAGAAATCAAAAACTGGCACACCAACCGCCCGGGCTCCCCAGTCACCAGCAAGGAACATGCACCGTAATCTACACAATCCCATGTGTTTCAAAGTGGGTGATAATATATACATCAAGTATATAAAATACATCTACATGTAACCCTAAGGAGTGAAGATGCGATTTACTCGTGATGATCTTTCTGATCTATTTCTCCCGTGTGCCCAGCACTTCCATGATGCCCTCCATGCTGGATGCCTTGCTGCCGGATCCTCAAATATCCAACGCATTCTCAGTTCCGACAAGAAGTCCTTGTTCTCAAGTGTGGTTCGCGCTGAAGCCTTTGAATATTTGACTCTCAACCCAATTCCTGGCTTTACACTTTGCAGAAAAGAACATCGGAAAAACCAAGCTGTTGTACTCACACACGATGACACACACTTGGAAGTTAGGGTGGTTCGGCTAACATCCTTCAGTCCTGCAGTGGATGTTCCTATATATGGAATCGATGCCGACCCAAGTATCGCTAAGGCCATCGCGGAGCTTGATCTGCAGTTCCAAAACCCTGGGGTCGTAGGTGTGTCCTGGGAGACCCCAGCTTTTAACGGTAGTGAACCTACCGAGAGCATCCCCCTCACACTCGTCCGAGCAGCACCAGGGACAAAGCTCCGCGATGGTCGAGCCGACGCAATCATTCCATTGCTCGGTACGTCGACGCTTATCCCCGACTCAAGTTTCAACCCAGACCTTGCCGACTCCAAATTTACTATCGAAGACGAAGATGTACGAGAACTCTAACGGTCAAAGACTCCGCGACCTTCGTTTCCTCCATGGAATGACTCAAAAGGCTTTCGCTAAAGCATTGGGAACCCCCCAACCCCACCTCTCACAGGTGGAACGTGGCCTCAAACCAGCAGGTTCCTTAATCGCAGCGGCAACCTTTACCTTCACACCACCTGCCGGGTTCTTCGAGGCCCCAGTGGTCCCATATGTCGCCGGTTCGCTCAATTTCCGGACGAAGAAACTCACCGCCCGCACTATGGATGCGGCAAACACCACTTTTGGAGAATTGGAGCGCCAAGCACGCGCCAAGCTTACAGGCACCCGCTATCTCAATATCTCCCGCAATGATCTTCCCGATCGCTCAGAACCTTTCAATATCCAGCAGATCAACAGAATCGCTGATGAAACACGAGCTTTTCTCCGGATCCAGCCATCAGGCCCAGTGCCCAATGTCACCCGAGCAGTCGAGCGCGCAGGTATCCCAGTCGTTTACCTTGAAAACCCATTCGTCGACATCACCGACATTGATGGTATCTCCAGCCCCCAAGTTGACATTGACCGAGGAGTAATAGCCGCCAGGCGCGATCACGATGGGGCACGCACTCGATTCACCAGAGCCCATGAATTGGGCCACCTCGTCATGCACACTGCACGCCGCCCAGGACTTGAAAGTATCCGTGAGACCGAAGCACACCGATTCGCCGGTGCCTTCCTCATGCCTGTCCACGATGCTCTCGAGCAGCTCTCGCCTACGCTCACGCTGGAGGGATTCGCCCAAGTCAAAGCACGATACGCAATGTCAATCTCAGCTCTTGTACGCCGTGCCTACGAACTAGGAATTGTTTCATACGACCGATACCGATCCCTGAACATTCAGATCAGCTCCCGTGGATGGAGAAAAACAGAGCCAGTGTCTGTAGTCCCAGAAACCCCCCTCCTCATCAAGGACGGATCCCTTTCCACTGGAACTCATTCCGTCTCAGAAGTGGACAGACCTAGCCCAAATAGGTCGACTGCCGACGTTATCCCCCTGTTCAAACACGAATAGAAAACAATAAAACTCCCTTCCACGGTCATCTTGGCGGAAGGACGTGAAAGGGAGCCAATACAGGTGAACTCTTCCCGCATAGGGGATGAGTCCGCCCTGACAAGGAAGAAGTCTACCTCATGGCATATATCCGTGATCTCTGGATGAAGAAAAACCCAGATCAAACCTCACGTATTAAAAAGGTGCGATCAGCACGATGTGGCAAAGGAAAACGGTGGCAAGCTGTCTGGATTGAGAACGGGCGCGAAGCAACAAAAACATTCGAGACCCGCGACGAAGCCGAACTATATGCAGCCCGCGCTGAAGTTGGGCAAGCTGACGGCACGTGGATTACCAAAGATAAAGTAGATGTCACACTCTCCGACCTCTGGGAACCTTGGCTAGCGTCTAAAGGAAATATCTCAGACAAAAGCAGACGAGACTATCTCAGCTATTGGAACGTCCATATCCGACCACAATGGGGCCAAACCCCTTGCGCGCACATCCAACGCTCAGTAATCAACGCCTGGATCCCCACACTCTCCACGATGAAAGGCGTGCCAGCCAGCCGACCACCGCGAGCACTCAGCGAATCAGCCATGCGCAAAGTCGGCCTCATCATCCACGGGATCCTCGACCTCGCAGTGGAGCTAGGCGTCATCCACCAAAACCCCATCAGAACTGGTGACCTACCAAAACAAAAGAAATCAGAACGCCGATACCTCAAAATCACAGAAGTCGATGAACTCATCAGACAAGCACCAACCGAACAAGCAAAACTCCTCCTACGCGTCCTCATCATGACCGGTCTACGACCAGGAGAAGCAAAAGGACTCAAAGTCAAAGACCTAGACCCAGTACGCGGACGTCTCATGATCCGCCGTGACGTCGACGACTTAGGACGTGAAGACTCGACGAAAACACGAAACCATAGAGACGTACCTATTGGTGGCGAAATCCTGTTACTCCTCGATCGCTACGCTCAAGGAAAAGATCCTGATTCCTGGCTTATCCCAGATGAACGAGGCAAAGTATGGACCACCTCACGCTGGCGTGTTGTATGGAAAAACCTGTGTATTTGGACTGGTATTGGTGACCTCGACACCTACGAGCTACGGCACACAGCAGCTTCCATCGCTATCGCAGCCGGTGCTGACGTAAAAACTGTTCAACTCATGCTCGGACACTCCAGCGCCGCAATGACGCTAGACATCTACGCACACCTATGGGAAGAAGGACTTGATACTATTCCCGGCGCGATGGAAGCCCACATGGAAAGCGAAAGGAAGCGCGTCGAGGAATTGTCCACCATTCGTGAGGCGTCAGAGGCGGAGCGCAGGCGGGCTCAGTTTAAGGTGATTGGTTAGCTTTGAAAGTGCTTCTGGCATTACTGAGACCACTGAGCTATGCGCCCGGCGGTAATTTCCATGTCAGGTAGTTCTAGGTTTTTTGAGAAAATCACTGCTTCTGATCCGACATGCTGTTTATGCGCTGTGTGAGCGATAGGGAACGTAGCGCATCGACCGCCCTTGTACAGAACATCTGTGATGCGATGATCGTCATCGTAAGTTAACAACCACGGGCATTCAATTTCCGCCAGTTTTTCTGCAAGCTGTAAATGTGCAATCTCATCAAAGGCATGGAGATATAAGCCTTCGCCTTGCACTATGTACGGCGGGTCTGCATATACGAAAAGCTCACCACCTAAATGTTTCAAAGAGTCAAGAAAATCGAGCCCATCCATCTCAGTAATTGAGATGTCATTCTTCATGGTTGCGATCGTCTGGATTCTCTTGATCAGTCCAGTGCGATTAAACCGAGCATCGATTTTCCAGTTCCCTCTCTGCTCTAACCCTCCAATGGGTCCAGCGTTCAAGATTCCTGATCGATTAGTCCGATTGAGATAGAAGGTAGCAAATCCAAGTTCTAAATCATCACGTCCGATTGGTGTTTGGTATATGTCGCGCTGCCGTTTCCATTCGACAAGATCAATCGGGGTAGTTGTCACGAGGTGGAGAAATTCATTCGTTTCCTCCAATATTGCTCGCCACATGCTTGCAATGCCGGGGTTCAAATCATTGAGATGAATATGCTCAACTACCCCGGTGTGGAGCAGCTTCAGGGCAGCTCCAGCGCCACCGGCAAAAGGTTCCGCATAGTAAGAAGGTGCTGGGGTTTGAGCACGAATAATCCGCTCAAGAAACGGAGCGAGACGCGCTTTTCCTCCGGGGTAACGCAAGGGCGACAAAAATCTCATGAGGATTTATTTTGCCTCATTTTCTCATTCATGGCCACCAACATCGGTTCATACCGATCGGCAAGCCTTTTGGTTTCGGCAGCGGTTGACGAAAAAGTGGAACTGTGTACCGCGAACTGCGTCAATCTCAGATGGTTCGGATCGTCTTGCACGGTGTGGTAAATAGTGTTGAACGGACGAGCAGATTCAGCACTACCCAATGTATCTGCAGCACGAGGATCAAGGAGCTTAAGGACTTTCATAATACGCTTATCTAAAGGTTTGGGTATATCGTCCTTGGAAAATTCTTCGAGGAATTGGAAGCAAGTAATATCTAGAATCACTCGCAAGAGAATTGCCACGACATCAGGGTTGGAATTCAGGGGTAATCTAGCAGTATTTTTCACCAAGGCAACAGTTTTTGGGGAAAATGCATCAATCTCAAGATTCTCAAATACACGAGGTGAACCTTTCCGAGTTCGAGTCTTATTCTCTTTCTTCGGCTTCGGTGAAGATGCGTTCGCTTGGTTCTGATTGATATCAGAAGAGTCTGTTTTTCCTTGGTTAGGAGAAGTTGTACTACTTTTTGTCGAATTATCACCTGATAGTGAAGCATCAACAATGGTCTCTTTTGAAGTCGGGAATGGTATTCCTTCCAAATGCTTTTGATACAAACCATGCAAATAACCAGAAATCTGTTCTACAGTATGTAGAGTTTTTGCTGTTTGTCGCTTTTCCGCAAAATCCGACAACATGTCTAACAGCAAAGGACGCACTGTCTTTAGTGAATGTTTTGATGTCGTAAGCCCAGAAGTCTCAAAAATAATTCCGATTTCATCGCTCAACACGACATTCGACAACACACGGTCAAGAATTGAGTATTGTTTGCTCAACACTTTATCAAGTGTCCCCATTACCACTAGGTCATCAGCAAAATTATCCGTTATAAACTGGACAAAGCTGAGCCCTCGACCAACTTTTCCTGTTCGCCGCGCGGCTCGACGATCTTTCTCGAAAGAGCCCCATTCAAGCGTTGCTGAGCCATCTTTACCAAGTCCATGTTTCTTATCAATCCAAATGTCAGCTTCATCAACCGATTTAGCTACGACTACTGGCATCTTGCTAGGAGGGGCAAAAGTAGAATTTTCCGCAAGCTTTTCGATCCGCTTTTGATATTTTTCAGCAAGGGTCATAGAAATCTGTGACAGCAAAGCCGGATCCTTCCACAGCTTCAAGCAAGTCAATCTACGATTCCCCTCAAGCACCCTATACCGGTCGCCATCTTTAACAACGATCGGTACATCCGAACTATTTAAGGAACCTTGTTGGCAAAGATCCTTTAGTAGCTCCATGCATTTTTCCCCCGATGAGTTGAGCATAAGGGTCATCGCTCCCGCTTGCCCTTCAGCATCGGCTCGGAATCTGGCATTTCCTAAGTCCAAATCTAATTTGCTTAACTGGACATCAATCGGCTTGACCATACTGTGTCCAAACGGAATTTTCTTCTTAGAGGGCAT